CATGTCTTCGTAGAAGTTGAAGGCTACCCAATGCTTCTAGACGATCACAAAGACTTGGAGAAATTGTTAAAAGATGAACCAGCACTATTCCTTCATTAGTAAATACTCACTCAACGAATATAGCTTCGATCTGAGGCACTGTTTTGCTGACGATATGCTACGCTTCGATAATCTGCGGGTAGACGGTGAGCCTATGAATGATGAAGACTTGACCACAAGTCAATACTCAGAGATAATCAGCCATCTTGAAGAATACAGGTATGAATTGCTATGAACTATTTTTATGTGGATGAAGACGCAATGACAGCCGCTAGGATGCTGTGTGATAAACACGTAGTCAAAATGATCCTAGAGACAGCCCAAATGCTGAGTACCGCTCACAGGCTCCTAGAGACGCCACAAGCGCCTTTTGTCTATAAGCCTACCCATACCAACCACCCTAGCACAAAGTGGCTCAGATCGTCTCAGATTGCGTATAAACACGGGTTGCATCATTTACGTGGTCTTTTGCTTGAATACGAACTACGCTATAACAAACTCCACAAGACTTCAGGGCTTTTGTATCACTTGTCTAACATACCGGAAGCACTACCCGTTATGCCCTTTGTTGATCCTCCTCAGTGTGTCTATGATGAATGTAAAGGTCCGGACACTGTGGCAGCATATCGGGACTACTACCGTATGAGACGCAATGAAATAGATATGAGATGGACTAAACGGGAGGAACCAGCATGGCTGTAGAAGTAAACATAACCGAAACAATGGCTGACTATTATTTAGAAGCCTATACAAAGGACTATAAAATCAACGAGGACAAAACTATAGAGGACATTGGCGTCACTCGCTTGGCCTATATCGCTGGATACAGAGACTATGATATAGGTGAGGAGGAGCAGTTAAAGACATGGCTAGACTTGAGGAACAAACTTAAGGAGGCTTATGAGACTTATCCCGATGGTGAGGTCACAGTTAAACTGGTAATCAAAGATGAATGGATAAACTGTATATGAAAAAACTAATCATAGCTTCGGTTTTTGTCTTGTCAGCAGGGTGTGCTGGTTATGCTGAGAACCCCAACAACATACCACAACAAAAACTAATACCCATCAAGTCTGAGACAGTGTGCGGTAAACTCAGAGTCTTGGTCTGTGACAAAAGATTTAAGAATTGTTGGTGCATAGATCCATTAGCAGACCACAGTAAAGCAAGGTACGTATAATGAATATTTTTAAAAGAATATACAAATGGTTCTGTGTGGAACTTAAACTAATCTATGAAGACTTTACTGGAGGATACGTTAAGGCAAATGATGAAATTTGGGACATTGTTTTGTTCGGAACTGGTCTAGCAATGTTGGCCATAGTGATCTTATTTTTAACGGAATCAACGTGTGGAGTGTTTGATATATGACGGATATGACAGTGGACCTATTAGACCACATGGGTTCAGATTTAACAGTGGTCAACGCAGCAAGAGTGTCTTTTAATAAGCATCATTCTAAAATGTCAGTAGGTGATGTAGGGTTGATTAAATACCTTGCAGAGCATAATCATTGGACCCCCTTTGGACACGTACAGCTACAATTCAGGGTCAAAGCACCTGTGTTCGTCGCTAGGCAGCTAGTGAAGCATCAGGTAGGGCTAGTGTGGAATGAAGTCAGCCGTAGGTACGTAGACAGCCCACCGGATTTTTATAATCCTCAGTTGTGGCGTATCAAGGCAGACAATAAAAAACAGGGGTCTTCTGAGTACGTGTTGGAGCAGGATTCTTTAGTCTTCAAAGAGTATTGGGAACTCATGACTAAGGCAGCGGAACTGTATCAGCACATGATAGAAGACAAAGAAATAGCACCGGAGCAAGCCCGTATGATCTTACCGCAGTCCATGATGACGGAGTGGTACTGGACAGGCTCTTTACCTGCCTTTGCTCGTGTAGTAAAATTAAGGTCTACACCGGACGCACAGTTAGAATGTAGATTGATTGCAAATCTTATTGACGAGAAGATTATAACCCTGTATGATTTAGAGACAAGTTGGACAGCACTCAAGGAGAATTTCAATGGATGAGAACATAATGGATGAGTACGTAACGAATGTAGACGTAGAGCGTATGGCTGAAGATTTAGCTATAGACGAGATGTACAGCCTGTCCTTTTCAGACCTACAGTTTGTTCTAAAGGACTTGCTCAGAGAGAAATACAAGCGTATGATACCTACAGAACTGTATACTATGCACAGAGAACGGTTCTATTACACATACAGTGATGAGGTGTTCGATGAGCCGGTGTAGAGCCTGTAATAACCTGATGTCCGATACAGAGATGAAGCGTAAAGATCCTAACACCAAAGATTATACAGATCTGTGTACAAGTTGTTTTATGGCGTCCGTACAATCGTTGGTAGAGATGGAGGGGTACATCAATGATATTGATACCATACAATTAATGGAAGAAATGGAGGTAGACATAACAGAAAATCGTGATAAAATATTAGGCATCTACTACAACGTGGATAACAACGAAGATAACTACTAATTGGAGATACATCATTATGGCAGCACAAAAATATGTAACTGAAGGAACCGTAGCCTTTCAATCACTGCGAGAGCACGACAGCTTCAACGGTCAATCCACAGGTAAGTACACACTAACCTTGACATTGCCGGAAGACAATGCAAAGGAGTTGGAAGAAAACGGGGTTAAGCTGAAGGACTACGAAGGTAACTCTCAGCGCAAGTTTAGCAGCAAATTCTCCGTACCCATTGTCAATACAGACGGTACTCCGTTTAACGGCAATGTGACTCGTGGATCTAAAGTCCGCATTCAGTACCAATACGGGAACTCCCATCCGGTACATGGAGTCTCTACGTACCTGAACGCTGTTAAAGTGCTGGAAGTTGCTGAAGCAGCCTCTGACACTTCATTTTAAGGAACCCATCTCATGTCTAGTGAAGAAAACAAATTCGTTAGGCATGAGGAATGTCCACAATGCGGCAGCAGGAACAATCTAGGACGCTATTCAGACGGACACGCATACTGTTTCTCCCCAGAATGCGACTATTTTGAACCTGCCACCGCTGAGTTTTCCTCATTGACTAATGGAACCCAGCAAAGGGTAGTGGTAACGGAAATGATAGGAACTATCGCAGCGATACCGGACAGGCGTATCTCTGAACGGACTTGTAAAAAATACAATGTCCGCGTGGAGTACGACTCGAAGGGTATTATCAGCAAACATCACTATCCTTTTACGGACGTAAACACAGGGGACATACTCTGTACCAAAGTCCGCAGAGTGATAGACAAACAATTTACAATCAACGGATCGTACACAGGCAATTTAGGTCTCTTTGGACAGGAGACCTGTAGGGGCTTGGGTAAGTTTATCACAATCACAGAAGGAGAACTGGACTGTCTCTCAGTTGCTGAAATGTTTGATAGGAAGTACGACGTAGTGTCACTGCGTACCGGCGCACAGTCAGCAGCCAAAGAGATTAAAGAGCAGCTGGAGTGGCTGGAAGGGTACGACAATGTGGTTCTGTGTTTCGATAACGATAAAGCAGGACAGATTGCCGTAGACAGTGTTAAGGATCTCTTTAGCCCTAACAAGCTGAAGATCGTTAAACTGCCCCTGAAAGACGCCTCAGACATGCTCATGGCTAACAGAGTCAAAGACTTTACGACTAGCTGGTGGGACGCTAAGACTCATAGGCCGGACGGTATTGTCGCTGGGGTGGACACTTGGGACCACCTAATGAACTCTCGTAAAGTCAAGTCCATACCGTACCCTTGGATTGGTCTTAATGATCTAGTTAAAGGCGTTAGACCTTACGAGCTAGTCACGGTGACTTCCGGTAGTGGTATGGGCAAGTCTCAGCTAATCAAAGAGATTGAATACTTTCTGTTTAACGCTACGGAAGACAACATTGGGATACTGTCACTGGAGGAATCATTGTCCCGCACTACTCTTGGTTTGATGTCTATGGCAGCTAACAAGCCGTTACATCTAGATGAGGATGCAGATACAGAGGCTTTCAAACCGTACTGGGATGCAACAATGGGAACCAATAGATTTTATTTGCTGGACCATTGGGGATCTACTGGAGAAGAGACCTTGATGTCTCATATACGGTACTTAGCCAAAGCTCTGGACTGTAAGTGGATCATCTTGGACCATCTAGCCATTGTAGTCAGCAGCCAAGAGCATGGAGATGAGCGTAAGAACATAGATGCAATCATGACCAAACTCAGAACACTCGTGCAGGAGTTAGGAGTCGGTTTGTTTCTTGTCTCACACTTAAAACGCAGTGGCGGTACGTCCCACGAGGAAGGCGGTAAGATATCGCTGTCTGAACTCAGGGGGTCACAGTCCATTGCACAGCTATCCGACATTGTTCTAGGTCTTGAGAGAGACCAACAGAATGAGGATGAGAACATTAGGAATACGACGACAGTCAGAGTGCTTAAAAACAGATACACGGGCCTCACCGGACCCGCTTGTTATCTGAAGTACGACAAGGAGACTTCTCGTATGTTTGAGACAGTTAAACCAGCGGAGGTGAATGGTGATTTCTAGTATGGATCAGGTTGTGGAGAGAGCTGTAACGACTCCCATCATGACTAAAGCACATGAGAAATCTGTGGAGATGGGTGCATTACGTAATTCTTTAACTAATGGGGAGGGTAATTTAGTTGGGTTTGTAGGAGAAGGTTTGGTTCATGAATATTTGTTGGAACAAAGTCAGATGTCTAGCTGGGCAAACACCTATGACTATGATATAATATTAAACGGTGAGGTGACGATAGACGTTAAGTCTAAAAAGACAGGGTACGTGCCTAAGTTAGACTATGAATGCTCAGTGACTGCATTGAATACAAAGCAGCAGTGTGACGTTTATGTCTTTACTCGTGTCAAGAATGATATGTCTGTTGGTTGGATTCTAGGATTCCTTCCAAAGAAAGACTACTTTGACGCAGCTACTTTAATGGAGAAGGGTATGATTGATCCTTCTAATGGTTGGAAAGTAAAGTCGGATTGTTACAATGTTCCGATTAATGAGTTGAGACCTATTAATGAACTTTTTGAGAAAACCACTAATTCTTGACATTGAGACAGACGGACTGGACTCTACGAAGATCTGGTGCTGCTCTACGAATCTGTTTGGGACTGTGTACAGTGAGGAGGAATTTAAAACTAAACTGGCTCAGCATCAGGACATAGACGCAGTGGTTGCCCACAATGGCATTGGGTTTGACTTTCCCGTCATGGAGAGACTGTGGAATGTAGACTGGTCTTCCTACAAACTGTATGACACACTGGTCCTTTCTCGCTTGGCTAATCCATCTCGTGAGAAGGGACACTCACTGAAGCAGTGGGGAGAAGTCTTAGGCTTTCCCAAAGGTGAGCACAATGACTGGTCAAAACTAAGCTGTGAGATGGTCAAATACTGTCAGCAGGACGTAGCCGTAACTGTTCGAGTCTTACAGCAGTTGACAACGGAACTAGCTGGATTCAGCGAAGAGTCCGTAAAACTGGAGCATGACGTACAACGAATCATTCAGCAGCAGATAAATAACGGCTGGCTGATAGATCAACGCCATGCAAATTTATTATTGGCAGAATTAAAGGAGAAGCTATATGAGCTTGAGGAAACTGTCCAACAAACTTTTCTACCGTTACCGACATTTGTTCGGGAGATTGTACCGAAGATCAAAAAAGACGGAGAGATTTCCACAGTCGGCCTAAAGTTTTTAGGGGATGGATGGACCCAAGTATCCGGTACGTTTTCCCGTGTGGACTACATACCGTTTAACCTTGGGTCTAGACAGCAGATCGGCAGGTACTTACAGCACTTTGGCTGGAAACCCCAAAACTTCACAGAGAAAGGACACCCAATCGTAGACGAGTCTACTCTTGAGAATGTTGAGGGGATTCCGGAAGCCAAACTAATCGCTGAGTACATTATGGTGCAGAAGCGCATAGCACAAGTACAAAGCTGGCTGGACGCTGTACAGGAGGACGGTAGGGTACATGGGTACGTGAACTCTAACGGGGCTGTAACGGGACGTATGACTCACTCTAGCCCTAACATGGCTCAAGTACCCGCTGTGTACTCTCCATACGGAACAGAGTGTAGGTCTTGCTGGATTGCACCGGAAGGTTACAAAGTAGTTGGGGTGGACGCAAGTGGTTTAGAATTGCGTATGTTGGCACACTATATGAAGGATGAGAGATACACTAATGAAATCGTTAATGGAGACATACACACCGCTAATCAAAAGCTTGCAGGACTTGAATCTAGAAATCAAGCAAAAACTTTTATTTATGCCTTGCTATACGGAGCAGGAGATGAGAAGCTTGGTTCGGTGGTTGAACGAGGCAGGGCAGATGGTGCAGAGCTTAGAGGACGTTTCCTCAATAATCTCCCATCATTTAGAGATCTTAGAGACAGAGTTTCGAAAGAGGCAAGAGGAGGGTACGTCAAAGGATTAGACGGTAGAAGAGTTTTAATCAGATCAGAACATGCAGCCCTGAATACCTTATTGCAATCAGCAGGTGCATTGGTCATGAAAAAAGCTTTGACTCTTCTGGATCAATATGCTAAACTATGGGGTATAGATTACAAGTTTATTGGAAACATTCACGATGAGATACAGGCAGAAGTGATTGAGGACAAGGCGGTAATCTTTGGAGGTCTTGCGGTTTCCTGCATACAAGCTGCCGGACTAGAATGGAAGTTAGACTGTCCACTTGACGGTGAATTTAAGGTAGGAGACTCATGGGCACAGACACATTAATAGACGATATCTATAGGTTGGTATCGACACATGAAGTACCGGACAACGTAGACGTTGAAGCTGAGATTGAGAAGTTTGGGGAGGCTATGAAGTCCCTCATGCGGTCTGAGTTTAGCAGAGAACGTACAGAGGATACGCGGAAACTGAGACTGTCTATGATTGGTAGACCGGATAAATACATCTGGAATAGCTTTCATGGGACAGTCAAAGAAGAGATTATGCCTCATACATACGTCAAGTTTATGTATGGACATCTGATTGAAGAGATGCTGTTGTTCTTGACTCGCATGTCTGGACATGAGGTTACGTGTGAGCAGAAGAGATGCGAAGTGGAAGGTATTGCAGGCCACATGGACTGTAAGATAGACGGAGTAGTCACTGACGTTAAGTCTGCCAGCACCTTTGCCTTCAAGAAGTTTAAAGAACGTAGAGTACCGGAAGACGATCAGTTTGGATATGTCGATCAGATCAAAGCATACGCCCATGCAGAAGGTGAGCGTAAGTTTGCTTGGTTGGCTATGGACAAACAAAACGGACATCTGACCTTCTGTATGCACGATCTAGATGACACTACGGACCCTATGCACGAGCTGCTGCAAGGAGATATTGCAGAGCGAGTACGTTCCGTAAAAAAGCTAGTAGAGCAGGAGGAGCCGGTCTCTTTCTGTTATCCAGATGTACCGGATGGAAAAGCTGGAAACATGCGTTTAGACGTTGGTTGTTCTTACTGTCAATTCAAAGAACATTGTTACCCAGAATTGCGTACTTTTATCTACGCAAATGGTCCAAAGTTCTTCACAAAGATCGTTAAGGAACCTTTCGTTGTGGAGGCAGTAGATGGTTTCTAAAAAGTATGGACGCTATAGATCGGGGCTGGAGAAGAAGTTTGCGGAAGCTCTGCCCCGTAAGTTCATGGAGTATGAACCATACGACATAGACTATGTAATGGAAAGAAGGTACAAACCTGATTTTGTCTTTCAAGATTGGTTGTTTGTAGAGTGTAAAGGGTTCTTCAGGGAGGGAGAGGTACTCAAGTACAAGTCCATACGGAACTGTCTGGACACAGATCAAGAGTTAGTCTTTGTCCTGTCTGACCCAAACAAGAAGGTACGTAAAGGGGCCAAGATGACAATGGGCCAGTGGTGTACTAAAGAGGGATTTAAATTTTATACCATAGCCACAGTTAATGAGTTGATTGATTATGCCAATGCTGGTTGACGAACTAAAAGAACGCATACTACAGGAATATGACGTAGATTTGCTGTGTGAGGTTTTAGACATCAGTGCCGAAGAACTACTAGACGCATTTGAGTACAGACTATTACAGAATCTACACAAGTTTGAAGATTTAGAGGAATACTTCGATGAAACAGAGGACTAAGTATAGGCTGGACAATGCAGCTATAGACAACGCTAAGCCGGAAGAGTGGGACGCACTGGTGCATAAGCCTCCTCACTATAACAAAGGCGGTATTGAAGCTATAGACTACATTAAGCAGCAATTAGGCGAGTGTATTGTGGAATACTGTGAAGGCAATGTACATAAATATCTACACAGATGGCGATACAAGAACGGCATACAGGATCTAAAGAAGGCTCAGTGGTACTTGGACAGAATGATAAAAGAACAGGAAGCCTATGAATGAAAGTAATACAGGGAAATTTTAATGGGAAGTCAGAAAAGATTCCAGTACCATCAGTATTTTCAGCTGTTACTTCAGTGGAGGATCTAGAGAAATACGAGGACGCCTTCTGTATCGTGAAATCAGAGGACTTTGTAGTCATCTCTACGAATATAGACACACAGGATCTTTACTTTTTACTGGACCAAATTAAGCTAGCATTGATTACAAGAGGAGACTACGAAATCTAATGGACCAATATCAACAATACATACATAAATCAAGATACGCTAGGTATTTGGACGACGAGCAACGTAGGGAAACATGGGAAGAGACTGTAAACCGATACGTCGAATACTTTTGGAAAAATAGAGCACAGATTACGTCTGATGTTGCAGCAGAGATAAAGAAAGCCATTTTGGATCTGAAGGTGATGCCTTCTATGCGCTGTATGATGACAGCTGGCCCTGCTCTGGACAGAGACAATGTAGCAGGGTTTAACTGTTCGTATCTGCCCATTGACAGCCCCAGATCCTTTGATGAGTTGATGTATATACTTCTCAACGGTACAGGTGTTGGCTTCAGTGTCGAAAGAGACTACGTGCAGCAGTTGCCTACAGTGGCAGACACATTTCATGACACAGAGACTACCATTGTTGTGTCTGACAGTAAGGTAGGCTGGGCAAGTGGCTTCAGAGAGTTGATTAGTTTGTTGTACGCTGGAAAGATTCCTAAGTGTGACTTGACTCGCGTTAGGCCAGCGGGAGCTAGGCTAAAGACCTTTGGTGGCAGAGCGTCTGGTCCTGAGCCTCTTGCGGATCTGTTTAACTTTTCCGTAGACCTGTTTAAGTCTGCTGCTGGACGCAAGCTTACGTCTCTTGAGTGTCACGATTTGGTCTGTAAGATAGCTGACATTGTTGTAGTAGGTGGAGTACGTAGGTCTGCTCTTATTAGTTTAAGCAACGTAACAGACAATCGGATGGCTAATGCCAAGAATGGCGAATGGTATCTTACTAATGGGCAGCGAGCGTTGGCGAACAACAGCGCAGTCTATTCTGAAAAGCCTGACTTTGATACTTACTCATCTGAGATGAAGAGACTCTATGAATCTAAGTCTGGCGAGCGTGGAATCTTCAGCCGTGTAGCAGCACAGAAGGTAGCAGCACGTAACGAAAGGCGTGATGCGACTCATAAGTTTGGAACCAATCCTTGTTCTGAAATTATCTTGAGGCCTTATCAATTCTGTAACCTATCTGAAGTGGTTGTACGTGCAGACGATACAGAAAATACTCTGAAGGACAAAGTACGTCTCGCTACCATCATGGGTACGCTCCAAGCGACTCTGACGGACTTTCGATACTTGAGAAACATTTGGAAGAAGAATACGGAGGAGGAAGCACTTCTAGGTGTCTCTCTGACGGGGATTATGGACTGTAAGCTAACCAATGGGTCTACTGGAGAAGAGGCCCTCAGCAAGCTTCTAGACAGCCTCAGAAAGATTGCAGTAGACACAAACCGATATTGGGCTAATAAGCTGGGGATTAATCAATCCGCTGCTATAACGTGCGTAAAGCCCTCTGGGACTGTCTCACAGCTAACGGACAGTGCTTCCGGTATTCATCCACGATTCAGTGAGTATTATATCCGTACAGTACGTGCAGATAAGAAAGACCCACTAGCGACTGCTATGATTGAAGCTGGCTTCCCTCATGAGGAAGACATCATGAATCAACATAACTGGGTCTTCTCGTTCCCACAGAAGTCACCAACCAAAGCAGTCACAGTGGAAGACATGGGTGCTATGGAGCAGTTGAAGCTATGGAAAGTGTATCAAGATCATTGGTGTGAGCATAAGCCCTCAATGACCTGTTACTACAACGACGATAACTTCTTTGCAGTCTGTCAGTGGATTTGGGAAAACTTTGATAGCGTTAGCGGCATTAGTTTCCTACCGGAAGCTGAGCATGTCTACAAGCAAGCCCCATATCAGAAGATAGACAAAGACCTATATCAAAAGCTGTCTAAAGATATGCCCAAACAGTTTGCTTGGGACATCGTAGAAGCTGACGATAATACGGAAGCAATGCAGACGTTAGCGTGTGTTTCCGGAGTCTGTGAGATCTAAAACAAAGGGGGCATAAAGCCCCCTAGTTTTAATTAATGCCTAGTTGTTTTCTACGCTGTCTTTCTTCTTCTTTTCTTTCTCTTTCAATCTTACGTTCAGCACCACCAAGTAGCCAGTAGTAAGCTGCTTTGCCTATCACCGGAACCTTAGCCATTACTCTGTTAAAAGATTCTGAGTCTTCTTCCTGAGTTGCTAGATCAACTAAAGATTTACCGCCTTCGTCTAGCATACTAACAATGGCTGGCGTAAGAATACTGGCTCCCCACTGACCTACAAACCCTTCGCTCAGTTGACGCTCTCTAGCGTACTTGTTTAAAAACCCAATAGCCATCCAAGTTTCAAAAACTTTATCAGGGAACTTGTCTATGTCCAGCTCTTTGGTTTGCATCGCGTCTCGTGCAAGACCAACAGATCCTCCCGCTAAACCAATACTGGCCGCATAGCTGGCAAGGTTTGTAAAGCCCTCTTTGTAATTACCTTTTGCTACTTGAGTTGCAAAATCTCTACGCATAATGTCCAGCTGTTTTAAAGCAAAGCTTTTTAAGGCATAAAATATTCTACCGTTGGGACTATTTAAATAAGCTCTAGGCATTTCCGAAAGAGTTATAGGTTGTATGTCTGAAAGCTGATTAAACAATAATAGCTTTACATTATCAGACATTCTTCCTGCTTTAAGATCTTCTATTAAAGCCTGCGTCTCATCTCCAAAAACATTGCCCCATTTCTGTGCAATTTTCTGTGGGTTACTTCTGGCTAGTTGAGTATTATTTTTATATGCAGCACTAATGAAAGTGTCTTTACCTAACCTGTCTATAAACTTAAACCCACTCCATGTCATTACGTTGTCAAGAGAATTGGCAAGGACACCATTAGTGTTTATATCTGCTGATATATTATTAATAACTCCAAAGTCTTCAGCAGAAGTTTCTGTTCTTTTCCTTGCCGCCGGAATTAAGCTTTTAATAGTATTCCTAAAGCCATTCATATAGACAGAAGCACCTATGTCCGCAAGCTGAATAACTGCGGAATCAAACTGAGCAAGCAACGTAGCAGTCTGGATATCTTTGGCTCCAACTACAATAGACTTTCCACTCTTTTCTCCCATAATAAAACGAGCAGTTAATACTTGAGAAAGTTCGTCTGCTTGTTCAAAAGATATTTTTCCAGATTCTAAAGCTTCTCCTACATACCTACCAATGCTTTGTTGAAGATCTACTTTTTTATTTTCTCCAAGAACTATGTTTTTACCAAAGAACTTTCTTTTTTCTATTTCTTTAACAGCACTTGTGATATAAAAATTTAAAGATTCTGGAGCAGAATAATAAAAATCTTTTAATGTTTGATCTACTTCAGCAATGCTTCTTTGTTGTGCAAGTCCTATTTTATAGTTAGATCTTTTACCTCCTCGTAAAACTTTATTAATTACATCGGAGACAACATTGCTGTCTAGTTCTTGCCAACTAGTGAGCCTTTGATTTTTAGCTTCTTGCGTCAGCGCCCTTTCCAAAACAGTTCTTTGTTCTCTACCAATAGAATTTAAAAGACCCCCTACGTCTTTGACTACTCGTGGAAAATAGTTTTCTAAAAATCCTACATCTACTCCATTATTCTTTAATTCTTTGTAGAGACCGTTTAAAAGACCTTTCTCCCCCGTTACTTTTTGTAAAGGCTCTAGAAGCTCTGGAAAATAAACACGAGCAATATTGTTTGCCTTTTGAAAATTTCCATTAAACAACGAAGATTCAAACTCAGAATATTGTGCAGAGTTTTTTCCCTTTCTAGCTTTAGAAGCTAGAGTCATAAAGTCTGAAACTTCAGTAACATTTTTTTGTATGCCGAAATGTGTATCAAACTCAAACTTCCTTAGCCTTCCAAACGTACTTTCATCTATGTTTCTAACAACAGTAGACACAGGAGCTAGTAAAGAATCCATAGTTTTACGCGCAGCATGTAAAGCCGGAATAGGATTAGCCTTAGCTGTTGCTATTTGTGCTGCTTGCTCTGGAGAAGGAAAATTTACTTTACCGTGAGCGGCTAAGTCTGCTACTTCTGAAGAAGACAGACCTAAGTTTCTTCTGGCTCTTGCCCAGTTCTCTTTAGGAGATAGACCTTCTGCTGAGCCAGTAGCTAGTTCATCTTCTACTTTAGCAGACATATTATCTATCTGTTGTTGTGTCTTTTTAACTTTCTTTTTAGCAAGAACCAGTTTAACAGCATTATTGGTAGCTTGAGCAGTTTTAGTTATTGCAGCAGAGCCTACAGCCCCTATGGTTCCTGCTTTAGCAAGGTCTACTAAATCCAAAGAACCTTCCGCTGTTTGCTCAGCAGCCTCAATCTCTAAACCTAAAAGTCCACCGGCTTTAGCAGCACCCATAACGCCTCTTCCGACTGGAGCAAGAGTCGTAGGAGACATTAACATACCTGTTAAACCACCAAGTATTTCAGCACTAGCAGACTTACCTTGTTCTTCCTGTAGAATAATGGTATCTTTATGCTCTTCAGCAACCATTTGATCTCTACGGTTTAGCAAAAAGTCTCTACGTTGATCGTAGTCCATATCCATGAACTCATCCCCGTAAAGCTCTAGAGGAGACTGGTAGCTAACTAAGCCATCTTCTCCACCTATAGTTATTTGTCCCATAGGTGAATAGGCTTCCAAAGCTAATCCCCAATTAGCTACATCAGTGTGAGAAGAATCATAAGCAAACTCAAACTCATCAAACCAAGACAAGTCTTTCTTAGGTTGTTTTTCTACCGTTTCTGGTTTAGGTTGCTCTACTTCTTGTGGTTGTTCCGACTTTTCTAAAGCTAAATACCTGTCCCTGAGTTCAGAAGCAGCTTCCATATTGTCGTCATCAAGAGCACGTTGTATTGCATCCTTTAGTTGCTGTTTAGTAGCCACTGTGGTTCCTTACTGTTTCTGTGCTTGCCTTGCTTCTTCTATGTATTTCTCAGCTTCTTTTTTTAAGCCTACAGATTGTTTAAAGCCTTCCCACTTCGTTGCCCACCAGCCTTCTTTTTGGAACTCGCCTCTTTCCTCATAAGCCTTTTCATAAGCTTGGTCAAGATTTTTTACCTCTTTGTTTCTGAGTAATTCATTAACTCTAAAAGCAAACTTAAACTTCGCCTGATCTTGTTCCGCTGGTGATAAGTCAATGTAATCAGGGTCTTTGCCCAGAAAACTAGCAGCAATATCTAATTTCTCTTTGTTAATATCTTTAAGACTTTGGTTCTGTTCTTCAGGTATTTTCTGTAGCGTATCTAGATCAACAGGCTCCCATTTTTTTGTTTCTGGATTCCAAGCGCCTACATACTCGTCTTTACCTTCAGTTTTAACGTCTGCAACCCAGACAATAGAATCGCCCCTTAGCATTTGTTTACGATTAGCATATTGAGTTGTTGAAGGCGGTTCTCTAAGTTTATTTCCTGCTTCAGTGGAAGTAATCATTCCTATTTCAAGCTGTTCGGCTAGATCTTTTCTACCTTCTTTTTTTAAAAAATCAATTTGTTCTTCTACTTTATTAGCTTCTTCAAGGTCTGAAACAATGCTTGCAAACTGAGTATCGCTTACTCCTTCATACTTTCCAGCTTCAACTTGTCTAAACAATTCACTGTCTTGTAACCCTAAACTCCTAAGCCTTGCAAGCTGTCCTGACTTACCGTTTGCAGAGGCTGCTACACTTTTTTGAAGCTCTATTCTTCTAGCATTACCTTGTTGTGGGGTAATTGCTCCAGTACGCAGAAGCTCAGCAGTTTTAGTATCTTTATATTCAGATTCTAAAGATAAAGCTACTTGCTCAATAGCCGTTTGTTGGCTTAATTCTTGTTGCTTTTTTAACGCTAATTCCTCCTGCTGAAGCTTTAATTTATTTAATTCCATTAAACGCATACCTAAAGCTCTACGTGCTTGAGGGTCTTGAATATATTGAAGTTCTGCTTGGATGGCTTGCTGCTGCCCTTCAATAGTAGACAAGTCCAAACCCTTAGTCTCAGCAGCAATACGCTCTGGAGCAGTCTGCATATAACTCGTGTCTACGCCTAGATTGCTAAACAAACTGCCTACTCTACGAGCTAGAGGATCTGTAGTACCCATCTGTTGATATACCGAAGGAGTAGCTTGCATAGACTGTCTACGGCCTTCTGTTGGAGACATACGACCATAGTTACGTATGTCTCTTAAAAACCCTTCTGAAAATCTAGCCATGTTAAATTCCTAAAATATTTTTTAGCCAGCTAGGAAGAGAACCTCCAGCGCCTGTAGCTTCTAAAAGACTGCTAAATAGACCTCCACCACCCATACCACCACCGATAACTTGACCAGCAGATGCCATTGCTTGACCTATAAGACCTGCTCGTGCCTTCTGTGCTTCTAGTGCTGCTTCAAGACCAGTCATACGAGTCTGCGCTCTTTCCATAGCAGCTTGCCTACGTGCTACATCAGCAAGACTTGCAATATTAGTACCTACTTGTAGTTGATTCAGAAGCTCACGTTCAGGGGCGTATCCAGAAGTCATCATACCTGCTAAGTTCTGTAAATCCATCCCTTGTATCTGTCTAGGTGTCATCTGAGCTGTAGTACCCATACCGAACATACCGCTGGCAAGCCCTTGTAACCCTTGTGCTCTAGCGATTGCCTGTTGCTGCTCTGTGCCTGCTTGCTGCATAGCCATAAGAGCTGCTTGGTTTCCAGCTTCTGCTTGTGCTTTAGCAAGAGCTAAGCCCTCTGGAGTACCACCAAACTGAGCCGTTTGTGTACCTAAGCGGCCCTGTGCAGCCAATCTATTTTCTAGAGCTAATCTATCTCTTTCTTGCTGAGGAGCTTGCAATGCAGCAAATTTCCCCATGATTTCTTGTTCTCTAGCTCCTCTGTCCATAGCTCCAGCAGCCATAGAAGCCTGCTGAGCCTGTGTTAGAAGCGGAGATACACCGCCGTATGCCTGCTGTGCAATTTGAGCATAAATGGGGTCATAGGCTGCTGTAGCCTGTTCAGCGAGCGCCTGAGAACCACCAAAGAGTGTATCACGCAGAGCTTGTTGCTCTGGGGTTAGCTGTAATGCTGTGCTACCGTCAGCAGTTGTTGTTACCCCTCCAACTCCTGAAGTAACCGTAAACGGTTTAAACTGCATAGCGTCATAGGCTTGTGTGCCTATTTCTTCAGCTTTTGTTTGAGCTTCTGTACCGAACTTCTGTATCTGATCCGATAAGTTTTTAGCTTGGGTGATATCAAAACCTAAGCCCAACAAATCATCAATAAGCGCCATTAGTACGTCCCTCCCTGAATAGTTCCAGTTGACAACGTACCTGTAAATGTCAGATTAGGTATTGTTACTGTCCCCGTAAATGTAGGACTAGCCGTATCTGATTTAGTGGCTACCGCTGTTTGGATTGCATCAAATTCTGTGTCAAAATCTGCACCTTTAATAATCTTCGCTGCGTTACCTGTAGGAAGAGTATCTTTGGCTGTAAAGTTTGTGGTTTTTGAATAATTACTCATTATATCATCCTACCGATTAAAGCTTGAATATTAACTTCCTGCAAAGATAAAGCATTTTGATTTATAGTTGCTTCAATACCTATTGTCACTACTGTGCCAGTCCCCGTTGTTTTAGTTTTAGGTCTGTCTACAATAATAGATGAACTGTATTCTGCCCAGTTTGAATCCGGTCTGGTTACAATGTCACTTTCATATTCAGAGACACCGTAGTATCCTACAACACTACCAGAATCAATAGTTACAATTTGCTTCTTGTACGCTTGAGTATAGTCATAGCCCCAGTTAATATTAACCTGTGCTCCTTGACCACCAATAAACGTCATGATAATTTCTTTGAGCATCTTCAGTCTTGAGCTATCCCCAAAAGTCAAAGGATTGCTGAAGTAAGACATATCATAACTAGCACCGTAGTCTTGATAGTTGCTGTACTCTGCAATACCATTAGTATTGCCTACGTACAATGTCCCATCTTGTAGTCTTTCAAAGGACCGTAAGTTTACGTTGGACCACGTAGTCGCCCTATGAGACCCATCTTCTAATGGTGCTCTCATGTCAAAACAGTACGCATAGTTAGAGTCTGTAAAAGCTAACAAATAAAATGCTTCTTCCGGACTATAGATACTTCTAATAGGACTATTGATTTGCTGAGTATTTACATACATCAAGTCGTTGCGAACATTTTTACTAATGTCTCTTACAGGCATTGACTTTTCTTGAATAGTCCTACCTAAACTTCTTACGCCCTCATAAGATAGAAAAATTAAATCTGTTCCGGTGTGCTGTACGGAATCTCTAGAGACACACCCTACATTAGCCACAGTGTCCGCTAGAGCCATTGTAGCAGGATCTGAAGCACCGCTGTAGGTTAGTATAGTGTTCTTGCCAAAGATGATTAGATAGCCGTTATGAGCCGCTAGAGCGACAATCTCATCTGAACCGTTAGGCCACACTTTGCTCACATTCAATGAACCGGAAGTACCCCCAGTCCACGCAGAGCCATTCAATAAGTCAGACCAATAAACTGTAGATTTGTTTGCACTAATGTCCGCTACCCAAAGTCTACCGTATGCAGGAAGAACTTCATGGGCTTGCGGAGGCGTACCAGCAGCATACGTCACAGTAGACATCTTTTCTACTGCTCCTGAGCTATTGGAATATACTAAAGGCTCATGAAGCCTCTGAAACATATAGATGCTACCGTTAAAATTAACCATCTTCCAATCGTTACCGGAGATAGTGTAGCTAACAGGTGTTTCATCCGTAAGAGTTGAAGTGCCACTAAAGATCTTACTGTTACCCGCAGAGAATATTACATTAGACCCTGCTGGATTAATGTATTCCTTAATGGACTCAATTCCGTTACTACCGTTAATTGGTGAAGTGTCCGTAGTAATGGCTGTAAAACCCTTACGAGATCCAATACGTCCGTACTGGTCAATGACGCAGTTATCCGCAATGGACGCAAAGGAAGCATCCAGCGTAATGGGAGAGTCTTGTGTATTAAGACCCCTAAACGCTGGAGCAGCAATCGTTATATTTTGTCTGTCTTGAGCCATATTAGACTGCCATGTAGATCATTTCTTCAGGGTGCTTATGTGCATCTAGAGCAATAGCGTCTGACAAATAATTTTGTGAAAAGGCTAAAAGCTCTCCGGCTGTTCTACCTCCAGTCTCTCCACGCTCTCTAGCTGCTAAAGCCAATGCTAAATGGACTACAGGCATGTGAGGTACTAATAACACATCTTCATTGGCAGACAAATCAGCTTGTCTTTTAACAACGTTAAACCGTAGGCTGTACA